AGAAGATTCTGCGTTAGAGCACGAAGATAATGAAACGTTGCGGGATGTTCTAAAAACATTTAGCGATGAAGAGCTTAAAGCAGTAGGATATGTTATTCATAAATTCTTTAATGGTAACAGTACGTCATCTTCTGATGATGGCGAAGAGTTGGATCCGGAGGTGTTCGCAGGTCTTAAGAGAGATGATAAAAAGCTGTCCGCTATAGCGATTCTACTGACTGAAATCCAAAGTCAGGACGAAAATTCAAAATCCACAAAACAACAAGATAGGAGATATATCATGAAAACAACACAAGACGAAGTATTCACCACTGATGGCGATGGTCAAGAAGGCGGGGGCATCGTTAAACAGTCCGAAATCAACCGTATCTTTGGCGATGTCTTGGCTAAAGCACAACGCGTAGGATCATTCCGCCACGCCTGGGATGGTTTGACGGCTGACGAACAATATGTTATTCAACATGCAGTTGGTATTACCAATATTGATTCTCTGTTCCCCTCGCCATCAGCTCAAGTGCCGCCGTCTCAAATTCTAGAAACAAACTTGATTACCTCTTGGGTCAAAACTTTGATGACCCGTACAAGAAAAGCGCGCGGGCGAATCATTCGCACTGATTACGCTGACATGACTTTGGGACCTCGAGCCAAAGGCTATGTAACAGAAGCCCAGAAGACTGAGGAATCATTCTCAGTAGCGTATCGTGAGACGAGCGCACAAACTATTTATACGAAGATCCGGTTTAACAAAGATGATATCACTGACCTTGGTAGTAGTGGGCCAGCCCTTATCAAATGGGTTCTTGACGAATTAAAGAATCGTCTTTTGATGGAATTAGCAGTGGCCATTCTTGTTGGTGATGGACGGGCAGTAAACGATCCGGATAAAATTAGAGAGGACAGGATCCGAACCGTTTGTACAGATGACAATTTATTCGCTGTCAAGAAGGTTTTGCCGAATACGTCTACCACTATCGATCTGCTGGACAATCTTGTCACAAGCACTGATGATTATGGAGGCTCTGGAGATTTGATCTTCTTCGCTCCGCCCAACGTAATTAATAGTATGCTCGTCTATAGAGATGCGAATGGTTACCGAATGCATAAGAGCGCGGCCGAATTAGCTGCTGCTATCGGAGCCACACCAGTAAAAGTTCCCGTAATGAATAATATCACGCGTACTTCTGGCGCTGACACTTTGGAGTTAAAAGGTGTTTTGTTGGATCCATCGGATTATACACTTTCGACATCTTCTGGTTTGGAGACGTTCAATCAGTTCGACATCGATTATAACCAAATGGTATATCTTATGGAAACTCGTGTTAGCGGAGCTTTGACCAAACTTAATTCAGCGATCGTATTTGAACAGGTGGTATAATGAGACTTGATGCTGTTTTACACGTTTCGGTTGACGTCGATGGCGAGATGACCGTTGTACAAAGGGCTGTTTCCGGTGACTACACACCTAACAACACCCGTCTTACCGGGGCGCCGATTAATACATCTGAACATGTATATTATGACACATTTGAGTTGGCATTTGTTCCGGATGATGTTGACCCTGATGATGTTACTGCTGTGGAATATGCGTGGCCGGGTCATAGTAAAAGCACTACCAGAGACGTGTCTCAAGTCATTAGACGCGGTACCTCAGTCACATTAGTATTAAATAAAGATACTAAGTGGAGTGGATGATAAGGTGGTGTTATGACTAAAGATGAGGTGTTGTCGGTTTTCAACGCGGTTGGTATACAAGGTAAGGTGTACTTTAACAGCCCATCAGTAAAGGTAAAGCCACCGTGCGCAATCATAGAAACGACTGATGTAGAAGCTATCAGCGCTTCTGATTCTGTATATACTCTTAGAAAGACCGATAATATCACATTTATGATTCCGGTTGTAAATCTAACACAGACAGACACGCTGTTTGATAGTTTTCATAAAATAGTTTTTAATAACATACCAGGTGTTACATTCGTTTCTGAATACACTAAAGAAGGGATTATACACCTGATCTACGAAAAGGAGAGTTTGACATGAAGTTGGTCTACAATGTCCAAGCAGACAAACGGTATTATACAGGGGTAGACTCTGTAGTATTATTCACTGGGAATCCTGAAACTGGATATGCCTGGGAAGGCATCACAGGGGTAACTTATTCTCCGGAAGGAGGGGACATCACTACGTTCTACGCCAACAATAGCTCGTACGTGGCCGTGGCGGCCAACGAAAAAGTTAAAGGGAAGATCAAAGCGTACACGTTCCCAGAGGCGTTTTACGCGTGTGATGGGGCCATTAAGGCCGCTACAGGTGTTTATGCAGCGGGGCAGTCTCGTCAACCATTCAGCCTTGTTTGGGCATCCGACGTTGGTTCAGATGGTAATCCGAGCATTGGTAAAGTCTATATGATCGTATATAACGCGACCATCAGCCCATCAGAGTTCTCGCCAGAGACAAAGAACGATTCTCCAGCACTGGTAGATTTTGAGTGGGAATACACAGCGATTGGTGTTCCGTGTACTACTGATGGTTATTCCAATACGATTGCGGCATTCACTGTTGATACATCAAAGGCTTCCCCCGCCTTCACTGCTTGGTTTGTCGACACCGTCTATGGTACGGCCACGACAGATCCTACGTTACCAGATCCCGATACCATTATCTCACAAGCTGGTGCTTTGTTGTAATATAGGTATATAATTATTGTAGGGCTTGTTTATATTTTTGAACGAGTCCTACAATATTTTTGAATAATGCCAAACATATAAAAAGACAAGGAGATTCTAATGTATAGAAAAACACTAAGTAGTATGGTCATGCGCGATGGTGAATTGGTTCCTGTAGAGAGGGAGCATATCTTTCAGCTCGTTGCCGCGGATATTCCTGCGGTAGAAGAATATTTGAAAGTTTATGGGGGGCTAAATGGGTTTCAGAAATATGTAACTGACGATTCTGTCGACCCAATAGAAAGGGCTGGAGTGGTAGAGAAATTTGTCAGTATGCTAGCATCGATGGCGTATTGTTCTCTCAATGATGAGAACGAATTATACAAAGATCCAGAAGGCGGAAAAAGATTCTTAACGTCATTTGCCTATAACAATTTGATCACTGAGTTTTTTACAGACGAAAACGCGTTTACAGATTTTGTAACTGCCATAATGCCAGACGTTAGTCAGTTCGACACTGGTGGGCTTTCGGAGTTGTGATATGGTATACATACCACGGATGTCGATCGGAATGCCCATAGGCGATAAGACAGTCGTTAAAAAGGTCGAGCCGATGCTGTGGTATTTTGAATACAGTTTGAAGGCCGCTAGTGAATACGAGCTCGTTAGTGGCCTTCCCTTCTTTAGTGACGAAGGGTGGGATCTTAACAGAGTTTTGATTATGTTTTCCTGTATGTTGATAACAGATATACGGAATACTAAAAATCTAGAACAAGTATATTCCTCAGTGGGATCATTAGACTTATATTTAAGGAACGCGCCCAAAAGTGTGTGGGATGCTGTTTTAAAACGAATTAATATGAAGGCTCTGGCCCTTGACATCGCTAAAACTTGGGAGGATGTTTTAGGTATAAAACGCGATTCTAACGGCGGTATAAAGGCGACGTCTTATATATACACAGCTATGATTGACCGGGGCATCCCAATTCAATTACAATACGAACACATGTCTGTACTATTCTCTGTATTCAAGATACACCAAACTAGAGATAGCAAAACCCCTTCTGGTGCTGACAGATACACCATCATGCAAAGAATAAAAGAGCACAATGAAAGGATCATCAATGGAGGATAGCGATGATAAAGGGTAATGTGTCAGCAGTTCTAAAAATGATTGAGGAACTTACACAGGAGGTATTTTTTGATTCAGACGCCGCAGCCGACTTGTTAGGCAGAAACGCGATGACCGTCTTGTCAGATAATACACCGGTTGACAGAGGAGTCACGGCAAACAGTTATGGATACTATGTTGATAAGACAGGTAGTAAAGTGCATATTAACGTATACAATACGTCATTTACAGACAATGGGTTGCCTTTGGTAATCCTGCTAAATTATGGACATTTGACAATCAATGGCTCCTTTGTTAGACCAGAGTATTTTATAGAACGGTCTGTAAAACAAGTTAAAAACAAGGCTGATTTTATTTAGACCGTCACAAAGGAGGTATCACATAGCATGAGAAAGGTAAGAGTCGCTAGATTTGAACTTGAATACGCACCGTTTCTACAAGGGATTAAAAAGGCTACAAGTGCTGTGTCCAGTTTTTCAAGTTCAATAACAAATACGTTCTCGAGATCAGATGTCGGAACCGAATCGTTTTTTGGTAAGCTAAAAAATAAGTTCACAGAGGCCAGTAGTGAATTTAACGCTTTTTCTACTATATTTAGCGCAGGCGTCGCCAAAATGACGTATTCTGCTATAGATGCCGGTACAAGAATAGCTAAGGGTTTGATAGAACCGATAACTACTGGTTTGCAAGAATACGAGACGCAGATTAATGCAGTACAAACTATTTTGGCAAATACGTCTACATCCGGCACCACACTTAACGATGTTAACGATGCGTTGTTAAAGCTTAATGAGTATGCTGATTTAACGATCTATAATTTTACTCAAATGACTGAGAATATCGGTCGATTCACCGCTGCTGGTATCGACCTGGACACGTCAGTCCGGGGGATCAAAGGCATTGCAAATCTGGCGGCGGTGTCAGGATCTAGCGCAATGCAGGCTTCTAACGCCATGTATCAGTTGTCACAGGCTATATCTACAGGAAGTCTTAAATTGCAAGACTGGAATAGTGTTGTTAACGCTGGCATGGGCGGCAAACTGTTTCAGGATGAGCTTATTAGAACAGCTAGGGTGCATGGGATTGCTGTAGACGAAATGATAGAGAAATCTGGCTCGTTCAGAAACTCGCTGCAAGAAGGCTGGATAACTGCGGAAGTCTTACTAGATACTCTTGATAAATTCGCTGGAGAGGTGAGTAGAGATCAGTTAGAAGCCATTGGTTATACACAAGATGAAGTAGATGAAATAATCAGGCTGGGTCAAACAGCAGTCGACGCAGCCACTAAGGTCAAAACATTCACTCAACTGAAAGACGTCTTGGCAGAAGCCATGCAGTCTACTTGGAGTCAATCCTTTAGTATTATTATTGGTGACTTTGAAGAAGCCAAAGACTTGTTCACAAGCTTGTCTGATACCATCACTGCCTACATTTCCGAAGGCGGCGATGCGAGGAATAAATTTCTCGAAGATTTTGTGCTGTTCGGCGGTAGGAGAGCTGCTATAGACATTCTAAACAATTCGTTGGAAATCTTCTTTAGCACTCTGAAGGCAGTCAGAGAAGGTGTCAGAGAAGTGTTTAAGCCCATGCGAGGGTGGACGCTTTCCAAATACATGAAACAGGTCGCCTCTTTCACAGACGAGCTTAGAAAATTATTCACGTCTGCGGATGGCGGGGGGGCTGGGTTTAACGCTATAAAAAGCGTAGTCAAAGCCTTCGCTAGCGTGTTGAATGTTGCCAAGACAATAGTTGTTTCATTCGCCAAGGTATTCCTCAGTTTTACCGGCTCTGTCAAAAACTTCGACGCCTCGAAAGCGTTAGAATCTATAAGCAAGTTCGCGGATGGGATTAGTAATTTCCTAGACAGTCTCACATCTAGTGGTGGTATAGAAAGAGGTATGCGATCGATCAAACAAGCTCTGGAAACAATAACAAAGTTCGCATTTGGTAATTTCCCTAGGATTGATATAGATGTTAATCGGATAGCCAACGCTATAAAGGGTTTTTACACCACCATCGCTGGTAAGATTCCTAAGATAAACCTAGCCGACGTTCTAGATTTTATTGCCGAGTCAGGACGAAAATTCAAAATGAAGATAGAAGAGGCTGTAAACGCTGTCAAAATCTTCTATAATAACATAGTGGCGTCTGACGCATTCAAAAACTTCGTCGAACAAGCAAACGTTGTAGTAGACAAACTAAAAGTATTTAGAGACAACGTCATAAAAGCTGGTAGCTCGCTAAAAGATCTTTCGTTGGCTAGATTAGAGAACATCAAGACACAAGCCTTGAGTAAACTGAATAGCTTATTTGAGAATCTAAGTGAAAATGTGCATAATGCATATGAAAAGGTCGTCGATTTTCTAGAAAACTTCAAAGTAGGCTCCCTCTTTGACAAAATTTCAGAACCGTTAGATAAAATCAAGAGCGTGTTTGACGGGTTTGATATTCCGAAGCTTGACGCCTCAAGATTTGATGGAGTGATAGAGAGCTTGAGATCTGGTCTAACAAAGGTATATGAGTTTCTTAAAGAAAATGGTTTTCTAACGCCTTCCGGAGTTGCTACCGTAATAGGAACTATCATGACTGCCGGTTTTCTGGGGGGTGTCAAAAAGTTTTTGGGCGCGTTGACAGGCCTTGCGAAGGGGGCTACGCCTAATGCGGAAAACATCAGCAGCATATTCGACGCGCTGTTTGGTAAGGGCGCAGGTATTGAGTTTGCCAAGGGCCTCATTTCAAACCTAGAAAGCTTGAAGGGTGTTTTAGAAGGGTTTCAACAGTCTCTAAAAGCAGATGCGTTGTTGTCGATCGCTAAGGCCGTTGGGGTTATGGCTTTGTCGTTGACGTTGCTGTCGTTTCTTAACGAAGACCGCCTAGCTACGGCTACGATCGCGATGGGTGCGATATCAATTATTCTAACAACCATGAATAAATCCCTGGCTAATATTAGCCCAGCTAATTTAAGCGCTGCGAGCGGTGCATTAATAGTACTAAGCGGTGGTTTATTAGCCCTAAGCGCTGCTATTCTCGCATTCAGCTTGCTAGGGCCAGAAAGATTTGCTACTGGCTTACAAAGGGTTGGTATAAGTTTAGCCGGGTTTGTAGGCGTAGTTAAGTTGTTGGATGCGGTAAATAAAGGTGGGGCCGTCTTAAAGGCCTCGTTTGCGTTGGGCGTTTTGTCAGGCAGTCTTTTGATACTCGGTGGTGTGATAGCTTTGTTCTCGAAATTAGGCGATCCAACACTTGCTCTGACTACTATAGGAGCGTCCTTGGCTGGGTTTGTAGCATTCACTAACACAGTAAAAGCTGATGGTATGATCAAAGCTGCTGTGGCACTCGGTGTTTTGTCAGGTAGTCTTTTCTTGATGCAGCGCGTGGTAAAGGCTTTTGGAAGCTTAGACGTTGAGACCATCAAAAAAGGCCTTGCTTCCATGGCCGTTGTGGTAGGAACGATGACTGCTAGTCTATTAGTTCTTGGTAATATCAACGGCGCTAGCGTCTTGGCAGCATCCGCTGCTATTGCAGTGTTTGCAGGCGCGTTTGCTATTATAGCCAATACAATATCTGTATTTGAAAACCTTAGTTGGGATGCTATTGGTAAGGCTCTCGCTATTTTGGTTGGTGTTTTGGGTTCGTTTGTGTTAGCAGTAAACCTTCTTCTACCAGGATTGCCGGTGTTAGCCGCGTTAGCAGCTATGTTTGGGACGTTGGCTCTTGTTGCTGTGGCTGTCGGCACTGGAATCGGGGTCGCTACTGCTGGTATAGCAGCGTTAGTAGCCGCTATGACTGGTGGGGCAAGTGTTTTTAACGAACTTTTTAACGCCTTAGCAACTGGCATACCTAAATTCTTCGAAGGACTTGCTAATGGTGTGGTAGATTTCTTTGTTAGGCTAGATAACCGGTCCGGAGAAATGATGGGTGCGTTGGGCGGTTTGATAGATAAGTTTATAGCATTCATAACCACAAAGGTACCAGACATGGGCAAGGCTTGGTACGCGATGATACTAGAATTTATGAGGATCATCGATGATAATCTGCCTGAGTTCTTAGTACTTGGGTTTTCTATACTGCAAAGCATACTAGATGGTGTAGAAGAAAACATTGATGACATAACAGAATCCGCCATCAACATCGTATCTAAGTTTATAGAAGGTCTAAACGAAGGGATTCCTAGATTCATCACGGCTGGTGTGGGCTTCATAGTAGCCTTGTGGGAAGGCATTAAGCAGACCATGGAAGAGTATGCTCCTGAATTTACGGAGAAACTAAGGTCTTGGGCAGAAGATGCTATTGATTCGTTCATTAACGTGTTCAGCGAAAAGATAGAGAGTGCTAAAGATGCAATCAAAGACTTCTTAAGAAGCCTGGGTAACGGCTTGAATGACTTTTTGGGGTTCGACTTGATACCAAACAGCCCCCAGAGTTTTGCCAATCTCACTTCGTCCTTTTCGAAAATTCAAAATGAGATAGACCAATACGGAGGATTGTCGATACCGATGAGTTTAACGCCTTCGTATCTAACTGCCAGCGGAGCACAACAGCTTGTTACCGTAACGAATAATTATAACACCTATTACAATAACCAAAGAGTGGTCCAAAATTTCTACACTACAAAAGATGAGTTGGCAGACGAAGTGTTTAGAAAGACTAAAACTGCTTTGGGAGGCCTCTGATGAATATAAACTTTATAATGAATAGGTTTGGAGAAGAGATCAAGTATGAGTTTGTAAATCTAGTAGCAAATATCGAGGGTGCACGAGTAATAGTGTAT